GGAGGTATGTGCGCACACTGCCACTAAAAACGTCTCAAAACGAAGAAAAACGTGATCAAAATGAGGAAAAGTGTGATCAAAACGAGGAAAAGCGTAGCGAACCTGCTGAAAGCGGTGTAAAACAGCCGGAAACCGTACAGGACCAGAAAGAAAGTAAACCGCAGAAGAGAATTGACACCGGGAAGATCATGGCGTTGAAAAAAGCCGGCTGGAGGAATAAGGACATTGCCGACGAAATGCACATGACACCAAATGCAGTAGCCTCTGCTATATATCTTTACAAAAAGCATCATACAGAACAAAATGTTTAAGAAGTCAGAAAAAGTGTGTACTATTCTGGCAAAAATTGATATAATAGCCATGATAACACACGGATGAAACAGGAAGAAACCTTCTTGGAATATATACAGGAAAAAGCGGTGCCAGGAGCCGGTTATATTTTAAGGAGGTCTATATGGATAATGAGAAGGCGCAGAGCCCGGTAATGCTCATATCACTTACCAAAGAGGACTTGCAGGAACTCATGGAAAAGGCTGCGAACGCAGGAGCCATTGCCGGAATTGAGAAATATGAAAACGAATTAAAGGAGCGGCAGAAGAAAAGCCGTGATGACCGGTACCATAACACAAAGCTTCTCCTCCGGAACTACCGGATGCTGCAGATCAACGCAGAGAATTCCGTGTTCGGCCGGAGCCAGATGCAGGAATCAGCAGCTGACATCCTGCACAATATGCTCCACCTTTATGACGATACGGTGATCGTGGAATCGATCAAGTCCAGCGCCACCCGGACAGCAATCATTGTCAGCCATGTGAGAACGATGCTGGACATATACAAGATCTGCTGTGAGCGGTCAGGGAACGAAATCGACCTGAGACGGTATGACATCATTTACGGATTGTATATTTCCGAATTAAAAATCACTCGGAAAGAGCTCATGAAGAAGTGGAATGTATCGTCTGATACGACCTATCTGGATGAAAAAATAGCCATTGAGAGGCTGTCTGCTCTGATCTTTGGGGTGGACGGATTGACATAACATGAAATATCCGTTTTCGGAAAAGTCTCGGTTGACACTCAAATATACCGTGTGCTATCCTGTATTCGTAAAATTTTAGATCATGTGTAAGCCCCCGGTAGTTTATTCTGCCGGGGACTTTTGCTCCTTCAAAAAAATATTGAAGGAGGAATCACAATGACAGGGATAATCGTATTGATTGTCTATGCACTCCTGATGGTGGGTGCAACGAAACTATTCACAAAGCAGGAAGGCGGGGGTACAAGCTTCCACGTAGGGAACCGTGACATGGGAACGGTGGTATCGGCAATGAGTATTGCGGCAACCTGGATATGGGCACCGGCATTATTCACGTCGGCAGAGAAAGCCTACTCGAATGGCATTGCAGGGCTGTTCTGGTTTTTAGTGCCGAATATCTTATGCCTGATACTGTTCATCCCATTCGCAAGAAAAATACGGCGGGAAATGCCGGACGGAATTACACTTTCCGGGTATATGCATGAGAAATATAAGTCTGAGCCGGTGAAAAGAGTATATCTTTTCCAGCTTACAGCTCTTACGATCCTGTCCACAGCGGTCCAGCTTCTGGCAGGCGGCAAGATCTTAAGTATGGCAACAGGCTTACCATTATGGGCTATGACTATCGTACTGGCAGTCATAGCTTTTTCTTATTCACAGATTTCCGGGATCAAGGCATCTGTCCTGACGGATGCGATTCAGATGGTATTTCTGCTGTTGGCATGTGCGATTTTCGTACCATGGGCGCTTAAGCTCAATGGTGGAATGACTGCGATCCAGTTCGCAGGATACAGCGGAGAATATGGACAGCTGTTTTCGGAGAAGGGATTACAGGTATTTCTGGGATTTGGACTCCCTACAGCTATCGGACTGTTTGCAGGACCGTTTGGAGACCAGTGCTTCTGGCAGAGAGCATTTTCTATCCGCAAGGACAGAATAGGACGTTCCTTTGCTCTTGGAGCGCTGATGTTTGCAGTGGTTCCGCTTTCCATGGG